GTGGACCGCTGGGACGAAAGCTGGGCTGAGAGCGTCAAGCGGCAGGTGGTGAGCGATGCGTTTTACATTCATCAGCACAAGGGAACCATCAGCGCCATCCGCCGCGTGGTGGAGCCGTTCGGCTTCCTGATCCGGGTTATTGAGTGGTGGAAAACCAGTGAGCCGCCCGGCACGTTCCGGCTGGACATTGGCGTGCAGGACCAGGGCATTACTGAAGAAACCTATCAGGAGCTTGAGCGGCTGATCAGTGATGCGAAGCCGTGCAGCCGTCACCTGCTGGGAATGTCGATAAACCTGCAGGTCAGCGGTGAAACGCTTATAGCGGCGGCCAGCTATGACGGTGATGACCTGACCGTTTATCCGTATACCCCGGAAATTATTTCCGTCAGCGGCGCAGTTTATGGCGGTGCGGCGGTTCACGTTATTGACCTGATGGAAGTGGGACCATGACACAAAAATACTATGCAATTGTCACCAACCAGGGCGCGGCGAAGATTGCCAACGCTGCCGCCCTCGGTACAAAACTGAATATCACGCAGATGGCCGTGGGCGACGGCGGCGGCACGCTGCCGACACCGAACGCCAGCCAGACGAAGCTGGTTAACGAGGTGCGCCGCGCCGCCATCAATACGCTGAGCATTGACCCGGCCAACGCCAGCCAGATGATTGCCGAACAGGTGATCCCCGAAACGTCGGGCGGGTTCTGGATCCGGGAAATGGGCCTGTTCGACGCGGACGGGACGCTGATCGCGGTCTGCAACACGCCGGAAACCTACAAACCCGCACTGCAGGAAGGCAGTGGCCGCACGCAGACCGTGCGCATGATGCTGATCATTAACAGCACCGACGCTATCACCCTGAAGATTGACCCGTCCGTGGTGCTGGCAACGCGGAAGTATGTGGATGATGCCGTTATCGAAGTGAAGGCATACACAGACAGCGTAATGAAAAAACATGCTGATGCTGATAACCCACACAGCCAGTACCTGCAGATTGCAAATGCCCTGTCAGAAATCAAAGACGCCGGGCTGATTGCGGACCTTCTCAAAAACCTCGGTATTAGCGAAAAGTTTTCCGGCAGACTTTTGCGCACTATAGTGATGACCGTTTCCGGCAATTACACGCCCGATCCTGCAGCTACAAAGGTTCGTTGCCAGATAGTCGGTGCCGGTGCCAGTGGAAGCAGTCCCGCTACGGTTAATGCTGCCTCATATACTGCGGCCGGTGGCGGTGGTGGCGGTGGCGGTTTTGTAGAATTTGAAATTGATCTTACAAAAGCGAAGGTTAATAGCATCCCGGTAATTATTGGCCTGGGCGGTGCAGCCGTTACCGGGGCGGCAGGCATCAAAGGTGGCACTACGTGGTTTGGTACCAAAATTTCCGCGTCGGGTGGTAATACAGGCTCGATTGCAACACGTCCGCGCGCTGATTACTCAAATACGGTCAGTTCACTGATGGTCATTCCCGGACTACCAGGGATCGGGGAATTTAAAGAGACCGCAGCAGGTTACAGGCTATTGCGTAAGGCTAACGGCAATTATGGCGGCTGGGGTTATCTGGGTACGCAGGGGCAGCTGGGCGGTTGTGGTGGCGCAAGTATGCTTTCCGGCACGGCTTCAGCAGCTGGTAACAGAAGCGGCGGTAATAACGGTATCGATGCGGGTTATGGTGCAGGAGGAAGCGCAAGCTGCAATCTTTATGATGAAAGCAGTCCTGATGCTATCGCCTATAACGCGAAACCATCCGGCGCAGGTGCAGATGGTGTCGCCATTTTTTATGAGTATGCATAATGAATAAACAATACGCAGTAATAAAAACAGGTGGTTATCTTGTTGAAAACACTATTGCCGCGCCTGCAGGCTTTACGATAAAGGGGTGTGATCTGATAGAAATCGGTCAAGACAACGCCGCGCAACCGGGGGCTTATTATAATCCTGAAGATGGCCGTTTTTATGGCGATGCGGGATATCAGACCGACTATAAAGAATTCAGACTGCCATAAAATAAGCCCGCATATGCGGGCTTTATTCATTCAGGCTTTTCCGGCCATTTAACGTCGGGGGCATCGTCAGTCCTGACGGCCTGGACAGCCTGCACGTACTTCATCCATTCCATCAGCGAAGTCTTATCTGATTCAGTAATCATTTCTAAGCGCAGCTGTGTTTGCCATGCCTGAGTAATGCTGTTCGCTTCGGCAATCAGGAGGGTCTGCCGCTCTCTGGCTTCTTTAATAGCTGCCGCTTTCTCTTCAGCTGGATCAGTTACCCACTTTTCACCATCCCATTTATCCCAGGCGGTTGCCGGTTTCAGCGGCGTTGTGTCTGCCGGATAATCACCCGGTGCGTTAATCATCACCGCTGTGCCGTCAGTGACTGAGTAAACCGTTTTCCCACGATGATCTGCTACAACAGTCCAGGCTCCATCCTGATAAATCGCTACGTGCCCGGCTTCAGTAACGGGCGGTGCAGTGATGCAGGCATTGGCGGGTAGGCCAACACCCTGCGCCAGATACTCATCGGTTGAACCAGTAAATTCACCGCTTATCGCATCAAAATTATAAATCGACAATGTGCCGGCCGATTTAGCGAGGCCGTTTTTATCAAGTGTTACCTTTGCCATTAAGCAGCCCTCACGATGTAGTTAAATGAAACGTTGCGCGGACGTGCTGTGATCCATACAGCAAAACCCGGAATGCCTGCCTGCAATTGAGTGGCCTGGATTGAGTTGTCACTTAGCACTGATCCTAACGTCCCATTGTCCGGGGTTTTCGCATCTGAAGGCTGAATTTTTGAAACTGAATCTGGCTGGTTAAACGCAGTGCCTACTGTTGCCCCTGTAGTGGTTGCATCAATGCCGGGATAATCCACAGCAGCCGTTCTCAAGCCAGTTGCTGCCTGTGAGGTAATCAATGCACGCCCGTTATCAACGCCGCGACCATCATCCCAGCCACGGATAAACTCACCACGAAGATCAGCCAGCTTAAGCCCCGGGTAAGCCAGCGCCAGCTTCGGGTATAGCGTACCGCTGAAGCTTGCCCCGTTACTTTTCAGAAAGACCATGCCAGCCATTGAGGGAAAGAGTTCATTAGGCATTTTTGCGTGAGGCCAGGGGAACGGTGAGCCGATAACGGGCGCGCCTTCGCCTAAACCGAGGTTTCTGAGAAACAAACACCTGGCCCGGTGCCGGGCGGCACTGGCAAACTTGCGGCCATTTGCGGAGAACTCAGCGTGCTGATTGGCTACATCAGGGTGTCAACAAATGACCAGAACACGGACTTACAAAGGATTGCGCTGCAGAGCGCAGATTGTGAACTGATTTTCGAGGACAGGATAAGCGGGAAAACCAGCGACAGACCGGGGCTGAAGAAGGCGCTGCGA